GTTTTGCACGCGCTGCACCATGGCGGCGGCAGCTTCGCCGGCGGCTTTGTCGCCAAGTTCTTTCAAACTGCCCGACGGATCACGGAAGAAGCGCGAGAACTCACCGGCCATCTTCTCGCGAGCGGCCTTTGCAGCTTCCACCATTTCGGCATTACGTTCTTGCATTGCCGCAGCCTCGCGGCGAGCAGCGTTTTCGTTGATCGATTCGCGTTCGTCAATCGTGAGCTTATCGCTGGCCAATTCTTGCCGTTTCCACTCTTCAAATTTACGGATGCGCTCTTCGTATTCGGCTTCAATACGCGCCGTTAGGTTCTTCTCGGCACTCATAGACTTTGCCCGTGCCTCCGACTCAATCTGAGCCGTCTCCCCTGCATTGCGGCGCGAGAGATTATCTGACTGCTGATTGGCGCTCTGATCGATTGCATCTAAGCTATGTCCGTATTGGTTAGTGGCCTTATCCAACTGCGCTTGCGCATCTGGCTTGTTTAAATCCATTCCATTCGTCAGCGTGTCGAAACTCTTCAGCCGATCGGCTCTTGCCTTATCGGCTTCGGCGTGTATGCGCGCGAATCCGCTCAATTGCCGCGCTTGCGACTCTTCGACGATCCGGTCGGTCTCCTCGGAAAAGCTCTTCAAATCTTCCTCGATGGAGGCATTCGTTTCCTTGTTCGCGGCAGCGATCTGTTTGGCGCGCTCCGCCGGATAGTCGTTGAATCGCTTATCGTCGTTCAAATTCTGCACGCGGCCTGCACCCTCGGCCTGGATCTTTGCGATCCCGGTCATGCCAGCCGCCTCGGCTTCTCGCTCGATCTTCGCCGTCTCCAGCTGTATATCCTCCAGCCGTTTCACCTCCTCGTTGTGAAACTTCCGACGGACGTCATTTACCGATTGAGACGAATAGATTTGCTTTTCTTTCAGGCTTTCGATCGCAGCTGCTTCCTGCGCCGCATAAAGTCGGCTGCCTCGGAGGCCGCTCTCAAGCGCCTCTTCGTGAAGATGGCGCAGTTCAAGCGTGTGTTCGCGTTGGGTTTCACTTTGTTTAGCCTCGAATTCAGCCTGAGCGTGCTCCCTTGCGAGATCTTCTTCCGCTTTGTAGGCATTCGCACCAGCAGCCTCTACAGGCTTTACGTAGCCCTTTTCTCCAGGCTTTGCTGTCTGGGGGCGCGAAGTGATCTCATGCAAAAGATTCTGCTGCTCGATCTGATGTTTGCGATCAGCCCCAGCTATATCGTCCGCTTCCTTTCGTGCCAGTTTCTCTTTTGCAATTCCCTGAACTCTCGCTTGCGCGACGAGAGAAGCATCCTGGATTTTCTGAACGGCCTCTTTGTGATTCTTTTCAAGAAGTTTTTCGCGGTCACTGTCACTCTGACCTTGCGACTCATTGAGATGGCCAGCATCAGCGACACTAAAGTGATATTTGTAGGGAATCATCCCTAATGTGGCTATTGAGTTCATGCTCGAATTGAACATGGCATAGGTTTGCGACCAACTTGCATTTTTGTTCGTCGCAAGTTCCTTTTTCTGATTGAGTTCGTTTAGCTGAGCATTTGCTTCCCTTAAGTCAGCGTTCAACTCATCGATTCCAGCATTCTCATAAAAATTCTTTGAGGCAGCCTCGGCGGCCAAGGAGTTGTATTTTTTAATCGCTCCATCGACATCGAACCACTTCTCATAGATTTTCTTCACGCCTTCGTAAATCTGGGTGAAGACCATGACGCCGATCTGGATAGCGCCGAGAGCGATCAGGCCGGTGCCGATTGCATTCAATGCCGCCTGTGCGATCTTGCTTTGCGCGATCATTTTCATCATCGCGCGCGGCAATCTGACGCCGAATTCTTCCGTGAGGAGCCGCGTCTTCTCCGTGCTCGAAAGCGCGCCCGCTCCGGCGGTATCCATGCCCTGCTTGACGCGCTGACCATTGGTCGCCCCGGCCGCCCCAAGCTGTTCGAGGCTTTGCGTGACCTTGGAGACGACTTCGCCGGAGTTTCCGTCAACGACGTTGATCGTGATTTGGACTGCCGAGGTGTCTACAGCCATGCGTTCCTCCGGGGTTCCCGGCGACAGGTCTTCGTCGCTGGGCTACTTCCTCTTGCGAAACTTGATGCCGCAGTTGGAGCACTGGACCCCAAAGCGGTTCTGCTGCCGAGCGCCGCATGCCGAACAGGCCGGATGACGGCTTTCAAAAGCGGTGCGTGCGCTGCCGAGCGCCAACAAGCCAAAAACCTCAAACGCGGCCAGATCTCCAGCCGTAAAAGCAACGCCCGCTTTTTGCTCACCCTCAAGATGGAGCAGGTGCTGAGCGAAGCAGTAGTAGCCCGGGGAAAGCGTGCGCGGCGGAATCTGGCAGGCCATCCGCTCGCGCGTCTGCTTGTCTGCTCCGGCCGACTCGCGGTCGATGCGGGAGCGCACGAAATCCTCCTCGAAGATCTCTTCGAGAGCCATTCGCACGCCTTCCGCATCCTGGACAACATCAATCACCTCGGGGTCCCCGCATGGTCTTTGTTCCGTGTATTATTCGTTATCCTCACTGAGATTCGCGGCGGCCGGAGAGAAGAGGATGTCGGCAGCAGCCACCTTGTGGTAAGTGTCCATTTCCGCCACGATGGCGTCGCGATCCGCGCCCAGGTCCGCACCATTGACCTGGTAGCCGTCCACGCTGACGATCAACTCGTCATAGAGTTCCACCAACGTCGCCTGCGGTCCGAGCCAGAGTGTCTTGCCCTTGCGCGATCCGCCGACGACGCGCGAACGGCTGGAGTCACGCGAGAAGCGATGCTGCTGCTCCGCGTTGGGCGTCTTGAACCGGTGGCAAAGGCCGTGGTATTTCTGCATGACGCCCTTGTCGTCCGCGCTCCAGATCGCGTTGAGATATACGGATTCCGCGCCCAGCACGATAGGTTCGTCGTCGGAAGATTCGGCGCGCTCCACGCTCACAATCGTGTTGCCCGCGGCAAGGCGATGCGATAAAGGCAGCAGCGATTGCCAGCCAGCAGTGGAAGCGACCGGCGAACCATCCACCGTGGCGTAGCCTTCGGCATTGACCAGGCTCTTTTCGATCAGTTCCAAGCGCGCCGAACTGGAATCGAAACTATCGATGCGCTTGCCTGCCTGATTTTCCGAGGTGGAGACGATGCCGTCGAAATAGTGCATCCACTGTTTTTTGGCGATGCGCGCAAGGGTGAGCCGATACTGTTTTCCGCGTTCTTCGATCACGATGACGCGCGGCGTTGCAAGTTCAATAGCTGACATAGAGAGTCCTTCTTTCGTTTGAGTTGGATTTTTTGTACCGCACATCAGGGTGAAGGACCCTGCATTGCTTGAGGCTCGCGGAGTGGGGCGACGCCTCGGTCCGGCGTAGATTCCCGGGGTCCCCAGCGATAGGTCTTGAGTCGCTGGGGTGGAGGGGTGCCAGACCTTGAAAAAAGATGCGGGGCGTAACTCGCGATTACGCCCCACGGAGGAAAAGTTAAGCGCCTACGAGGTAGGCGGCAACGGCATTGGTCACCTGCAATGAGATCGGCGGTACGCCAGCGACTTGGTAGCAGGTGGTTTCATCGGCTTCGAGCTGCCAGACTTCCATGTCTCCATCGAAGCCGAGTTTGGTCGATTTGAGATGCACCTGCGGAATTGAGATTCCCAACTGCGCGGATGCGCCGGAATTCGCGGTCAGCGAATAGGCCGTGGCTGTATCGTTTTTGAGCAGAGTGTAGACGTCGTCCACGTCTTTGGCGGCAATCGTAGAGGTGAGCGAGAACTTGGGATTGCCTTTGCGCACAAAGATGCCGTACTGGCCACCACCCGGAGCTTTATGAACCGTGAGCTGGTTGTCGAGCTTGAGTGTCGTGCTCATGTGGCGGCCGACCATCGAGACGGACGCGGCCACTGGGCCAAGACTCACAACCGCGTCCGATCCCAAGACATACGATTCGTCGGCCAGGGAGGGCACGGCAACCATTGCGCCCATGATCTGGCGGCCGGTGCCGATCAGCGAGCCTTCCACGCTGATTGCGCCGACGTCGTTGATGGTGATGGTCACATCGTTGACGCACATGTCCGGGCACTTGTACTTGATGTCCTCGGTGTCTTCCATGTAAACCGTGGTGGGCACTGCGGTGCGGGTCGTTTCGTCGAAAGTCATGGCGTGCGTGTAGGGAGCGGCCGCGCCCGTTACGGTGTCTTTACCCATCAGGAAGGCGCATAGCCAGGCGAGAAGCCACGGCGAACCCTCGGCCTTGAATCCGGTGAGCTTGGTATCGAAGCTGGTCACCTGGCCATTGGTCGCGAAGGCCGTGCCTTTTCCGGCGTAGTCAAGGTCCGAGCGGCGCGTGGGCGTCAACTCCAGCACAGCGCCGCCATCGAAGCGCTGCCGTTGGGTGAGCGCGGCATCGGCCAGCGCAGTGTTCCAGGCAAGCTGGCGGTTGGCGCTCAGCACCAGATTCCGAAGAGACTTCGGTTGCGATTCAAAATTGTAAGGTCCGGCCATGGCTATTTCTTTCCTTTCGTGGCGACGGTTGTGGCTTGTGAGGCGTCATCGATCGTCGTTGTGGTTTTGGAGGCAGCAGAGACCACCGGTGCAAGCTCGAAGATCGATTTACCCTGACACGATTCCCAGCGCAGCATCTTGCTCCATTCGCTAGTAAGAACGCGGGTCGAAACTCCAGGAGTGAACTTGTAGGACAAATGCGCGTTCGTAATTTGGAGAGCGCCATTTGCGCCCACCATGGCGATGCCAGCCGCGCTGAGCTGGATATCGACGAAATCGGATTGTGCTGTTGTGTCCATTCTTGAACCCTCGTTACGCTGGTTGGGCGTTTGCTCCGCTGAACTGCGCAATGCCCTTCACGAGCACGATGACTGAAAAAAGTTGATCGACCGGCCCCTCTTCCGAGGCCACGAGCGATACCGACTTCATTTCAATCGGCATGGTCTTCGACCCATCCGCCAACAATAGGCGCGCGCCCGCAAGCTGATCCTGAACGACGGACACCAACACCAACGTCTGTTTGCGCTCATCCGCCTTCGAGCGAAGCGATGACTCAAAGCAGAGCACCTCGAATGGAAACCCAGCTTCATAGGTCAAGCGCTGGTTATCGCGCAAAGGGTCGTAGTCCCCGCCCGCGAAGCGTACACGGATCGACGGCGGCTTCAGCACGAGGTCTCCGTTTTCGTTGAAATCGGCGTCGCCCAAAGAATTGATATTCACCTTCGAGCCGTAGGCACCGGCAAGCTTCGCATTGAGAAGCGCCAGCAACGCGGCTTCGACATAGTCGATACGAAAAGCCGAACTCATTGCGCGCCTTCCAGTCCGGCCTGTTTCTTTGCCTTGTTCACATACCGGAGGACGATGCCGCGAATGCGCGCCGGATCTTCGGGACGGAAACCGCAGTAAGGTCGAGGCGGGATGTTCTGGTGCCTCTCATGCGCGCTGACTTTGCTCATATTGCGCGGCCCGATGCGCCTGATCTTTTCGGTCACCAGGTTGCGAGGTCCGGTCAGCTTGGTCCGGAGACTGGGCCGCCGTTTGCCTTCGAATGCTGGGCCTTCCAGCCGAGCCGTTGTATAGCCCGGTCCCTTGAGCCGCGTGCGGCTGCCGGAGAACTGAGACTCAAGGCGTCCGTGCTCGCCCACCTTGACCGTAGCCATTGACTGAGCCTTGGTCTGCGGTCCGATGGCGGCCTTGCGGTCGCGTGAACCGAACTGATGCACGGCCGCATACTTCAAATTGGTGCCGATCACCACTCCATTGGCCTGCACTGCATAGTTGATCGAGTTCAGCAGCGTTCCCTTGCCGATCAGCAGCTTGTGCCCTGCGCCGTAGCGCTTCGGATCGCGCTTGATCGTGTTGGGCGAAAGCGGCACCCATGAGTTGGCCGGAGAGCCTTGCTCACGAAAGGTACGGCGAACCGAGACCAGTTGCGCCATGCCAATTTCCCGCAGCAGCTCGTCATGCTGCTGCAAGGAAAGACGGAAGCGGCCCAAAGCCACTACCGCCCAGCTGTCATCGACTTGGATTACTTCGGTCGCCATCGCTTACATCCCATACCAATTCGGGAAACAGCCGCCGCGCGAGTTGCGGTCGCTGCCCGTGTATCCATCCAGATTGCTGTCGCTGAAGCGCTCCGGCTTCCGCGTGACCACTGCATTGCCAGATCCCGACTGAGCTTGTTGCGCCGAGACGGGCTGGTCTAAAGAGGCCTTGCCTACCGAAATATCTTTCAGAAACGCAATAGCTTGGTCAAAACGCTGCTGCACCGTATCACTGATGTGCGTATCGCGCCGACGGCTGAAGAGTAGATAGACAGTGATATCGAGCGTCAACGCTTTCACATCGTCCGAAGCCTGTAGCGGAGTGATGTATCTCTGGCGGCAATACGATTCCACGCGACCCGAGGCCTCTTCGAGATCAGCGGTGACGATTGCGGTATTGACCGTACCTGTATCGTCATCGTCTGTGAGTTCGATGAGATCCTTCTGCGTAAGCCGCAAAGGAACGAGATCGTCTTGGGTCGCGTAGGCCATCGGCTACTTCGCTTCCTCAGCTGGCGCAACGTAGGGCGCAATCACTTTCAGCGCCAGCAATGGCTTCGCCTGCGACTCGGTCAGATCGATCTTTTCGCTACGCTTGTAGTGCTCATTGTCATGATGAATCGGATGCAGCACGGTGTAGGTCGCCGGCATGCCTTCATCGACTTTCTTCTTGCCTGCCATGATTCCTTCTCTCTATGCGTGAATTGTGAAAGTGCACCGGCCGTTTACGCTTGGCGTTCCGGCCGGCGCGCTTTGTGACGCGCGATCTTAGGCGACCGCGTTGGCGAAGAGGTAACCGGCCTCGGGCGCGGTGATCTTCTCGTCCGAATACCAATCCACACCCAGAAGGTCAGCCTTCGCCGTCGCATCAGGATGCCGCGCGATGATGACGCCGTAGCCGTCAATCGTCAGCGGCGCATCGGTCCAAACGAAGCTCTTGCCGAAGCTGACATCCTTCGGTGCCACCTGACCTTCGGCACCGATCACACCCGCACTCATGACCGTGGGCGCGACATAGGCGAGAATGGCGTTCTTGCCCCAGATGAAGGTTTGAGTGCCGTCGCCATTGTCCTTGACGCTGGCCGCCAGAACCACCTTGTCTACGCCGAAGACTGTCGCCAGTTCCTGCGGCCCGATGACGCCCACCTGCGAGTACTTGAAGCGCTCAATGATCAACGGGTGATTGCGGAGCTTCTTGTACACGTCATAGCCGAGTATCAGCATGTTGGCTGGTGAACCAGTGGTGATGATCGACTCTTTCGCGGTTTCAACCGCCGAAATCGGATCAGAGTTCACATAGTCCGACCACTGCGAAGTGCCAGACAGCGTCAGCGTGTTGTTGCCATAGTTGGCCGGAGTGGTGGCCAGCGTAGCGGCGCGGGCCTGGCGGTCCAGCATCAACTTCGTCTGGAGCAATTCGACAGTCGACTGATCCAGATCGCCGATGGTATAAGACTTCTTCTCTTCATCAGCGACCACCGCACTCAGCGCATGGCTGGGGCAGAAATAGTTATCGGTCGAGAGTCTGAAGCTCGCGCGTTCGGAAGGAGATCCAGGCGCGCGCAACGTGTTGTTGGTGAGCTGCTGCGCCTCACGGCCGAAAACGTAGTAGCGATCGGTCTGGCGCAGCACTGGCAGACGCGGGAACAGAAGGTCCGTCACGTCCTGATTGTTGCGATAGCCCTTCGCGTAGTTCGAAAGGGCCATGTCTAACCGCCCGGTTAAGGGCAGAACCACGGAAGTTGCCATTGCCTCAGCTCCTCAAAGCGAGAATATCCGGCGCGCATCGGCGCAACGGAGTTGTATTACTTGACGAACGGTGCGACGTCGATAATGAACTCGTCGCCGATGACTGCGGCGCTCGACTGCGCGCGGCCAGCAATCTCCTCACCGGTACCAGAAGCGCCCACAGCGGGAATAAACCGCGATGTCGCATCGGCCTTCACGTATTGGCCAGCGGCGATCACCGCACCGGCAATCGCCACCGTTTCGCCGTCCTGGACGACAGGGAAAGCATCGCCCACATTCGTGCCGGCCACGGGAACATCGCCCGCGATGCCGACCACACGGGTATTGAGAACGGTAACCAGCCTGCCTCCGTTGTCGGCCGCGCCCTGGGCGACCGCCAAACCGCGCAAAATGGCGGCTGTCTCGGCTACTCTGGTGCGGATCGCGGGAATTCCAACGGGGCCCATTACTCGCATTGTCATGATCCAAATCCTCGTTTCTCTGAAGTTGTCCTCGGGCTTCCGCCTGGCGCTATTCCCGAGGTCCTACATCGCCCATGGACTAGAAGCCCACCAGGATCGGGCTTCTAATCCACTAAACCGCGCCAGCCGTGCTAGCTCCCGCGTTCACAGGTTTGAAGCCTTCGCTCTTCAGCTCCTTGTAGGCATCGGTATACGGGATCTTCTTTTCTTTGGCGCGCTGCTTCACGGCTTCGTCAAAGAGAATCGACTCGGGATCGACGCCTTCCTTGAATTCCGGAGCATTCGGAACGCCTGGAATTTTGAGGCTTCCCTCCGGCACGATCTTTCCAATGCCGTCCAGAACATCGGCGAAGAGCTGCAACGCGTCCTTCTTCTTTTTCTTGTCGCCCTCGCCGAATTCGATCTCGACGATATCGGCAGTGCTCAGCGCCTGGAAGAGCTGGGGAACGCCCATAGGCTCGTAGGCTGGAAGCCACCGCTTGTTCGCCTTCAGCGAAGCAATTGCATCCTTGGCGCGCTGCGAAAGCCCAGCAAGCGTCTGTGACTTTTTGTATTCGGCGAATTGCGTCTCGGTTGCTTCGCGCTTTTCGCGCTCTGCCTTTAGCTCTTCGGCGAACTTGGCCTCGGTTTTCTTCTGCTCGGCGAGGATCAGGTCTTTGACGCGATCTTCGCTGAATGCGGGCTGCGGAGCGCCGCTGAACATTTCCCGCAGCGCCTCTTTTACCCTGTCCGCGATGGACTTGGTATCTTCTGCCATTTTGTTCTCCTCGTCGAAATCGATTGATTGGAATTCCGCCTGGCTAAATGCAGCGTCGGCCAAGCCCTTCACTTCCGGAACATCAGCGCCCAGAAAGCCCAGATGCCGTAAGCCATATTTCCCATCGGCGGACGCGTAGAGCGCCACAGACCGCTTTTTATAACGTCCGGCAAGAACGCTCTCACGAAATGCGGGTTCAACCTGGTGAAGCCTGGCCATCAGGGTTCCAGCCACGTTCTTCAGCTTCGACACCCACGCATAGGCGGGAGCGCCGCTCGCGACCTTCGGATGGCCCAAAACCACCGGGGCTTCATGTTTCACCGGATCGTAGCTGTCTGCGATCTGCTGGACGTCGGCCTCAGAGTAGTTGCCTTTTTCTCCATAATCGCCGGCGCGGAAAATTTCCATCCACGGCGTTTCGTTGTCGCCGTGCTGGGGATCAATAGAATTGGGAATATTGGCCACGAACCAAATCTATAGGCAGCACAAGTCACGCAGGGGCGCAATAGATTCGGCGGGGAGAGAAAATTAAAATGACATACTTACTGGACTTACTCGTGATTGACACAGAAAATAGCCAGCGTTTATGCGGCCATCGACGTATGGAATTTCGTTTGCGCAAGCTCGATCCGCGTCAGCATCGGTAACCTTTCGAAGCCGCCTTCTTCACTGCCCTTGGGCGCTTCCTCGGCCAGGATCGGCACAACGCTGCAACGGCAATTGAAGTCCCATGGTGGATAAATCTTCCGCCAGACAGAATCGATGGCGCGAGCGCAGAACTGATCAAGCGCCGCGTGCGCCGGGCGTACCCGCATGTCGCCCACTGTCCAGTATTGCCAGAAAGGCAAGGCGTCCAGCATGTGCGGCTCTTGCATCTGTTCGAGGCGGCCTGCGCCATACGCTTTCAGCGTGTTCGTGCTGAAGACGGTATCGAGTTCAAAACCCGTGAGGTCTGCAACCCCGGCTTCCGTGGATATTTTATGCGCTGCTTTTTCAAAATCATCGCGTGTTCCACCTTGCGCCATGTTTTCAGCAAGCGCATCGCGGACCTTTGCGATCACACGCTGATCGTTGACACCGGCCACGGTAAAGGCGTCGCTGCGATACTGCCGCGTCAGCCCGTCAAAGACTTCTTTCGTGATCGGAGTCAGCTTGCGCAGATAGTCGATCGCGCCAGTAGATGGCACGTCAAAAGAGAAGCCCACATCGAAGTTGGCTTTCTCCGGATTTTCCGCGAAGGTGTGGATCAGATGCGACCCAGTGGCCAGGCGTATCGGCCGACGCGTCTTCGTTAGTCCGGTGCGCACGATGTGCAGACGCCCAAGCAGATTCGAGGCCGCCATGTAGCGCGCCAACGTGTCGCCGATCTTGACCTGAGACGAGATCACTTATCGCTCACGTTGGCGGCAATCATGCTAGCCGCAAGTTCCTGAATGCGATTGCGGTAGATCTTTGTCGATTCTCCGCGGAACTGATCGAAGAGGCGGTCGAAATCTTTCTGCTCGTGAATGACCGACCGCGGAGCCTTGGATTCGGCAAAGGGAACTCCGCCCCCTTCGCCCTCGTCTCCAGCCCCATCGTCAGTAGGATTCTCGCCAGGAATTGTTGGTGCTGGCGCACTGACGGGCGTCAAGACCACATCGCCTTCCTTCGGCTCAGGCAACCCATAAGTCTCCTGCACGTAGCTCTGAGTGATGGGCATGCCCATTTTTTGCAGCGTGGAATCAACAGTCGAACGATCGCCCAGGTCGGTTTCGTCCGCGTTGCTCAATACAGCCTTAGGCATCGGAGCATCTGGGCCGTAGTTCCACATGACCAGGTTATGGACTATCTGATCGTTCAGGACATCCCCGAGCGACTTGGCCAAGCGCGCGGCCTTCTTTTCCTTCACGCCCTCGTGAACCGTACCGAGCGCCTGTGTGCCCTTGCCGTCCTCGCCGCCATGGCTGGTCAGAGTCTCGCCCACCAGGTTGCGATAGATGGATAACTCGCAGCGCATGCAGAGCTTCTCGTATACATCCGGATCCTGCGAGCGTGCGATCTTGAGCAGATCCTCCATCAATCCAAAGTTCTTGGGCACGGCGATGGCCACGCGTTCGACGATGGCCTCCGCGGCCTCCAGCGCCTGTTGCTTCTCGGCATCGCTCGCTCCTTGCTCATATTGCACAACTGCTGTGCCAGGCCCCTTTTCCGCAAACCGCAACCAAAAGCGCATCGCCTGCCGCTTGAACCAGCTCGGCCAAAACACTTTGCGCAGCAGCGGTCGGCCGCGCCGGTTGCGGGCGCGTGGTCGATAACTGAAGATGGCGAACTTCTGTTCAGGAACCTCGATACCGTTGAGATCGTAAGGCGTCTGGAGTAGCCGTAAGGGGCCCATTTGCGGATAGAACGGTAATGCAAAAGTGAAAAGCTCCTGCGGGCAATCCTTGGCATCTGTCAGGGAGACCTGACCGGCGCTCACGTCATACATCAGCTCCACAAGCGAGAACCCGTAAAAAGGGGCGTCCATGAGACTGTCGAGCATTGATTCAAAGCCCGGCATCGCATCGAACTGGGATTGGACGAACTGCGCAATATCGACCGCCCGGCCGCTCTGATCCGCGGGCTGCACGGTGAAATTTCGATCGAGCACCGCCAGCTTCAGTTCCTCCATGGCAGCGCCCACGTCTTCATCTTTCTCTTCCAGCTCACGGTAGAACTGCACAGCAAACGGCGTATCCATGATCATCTGCTGCCACATGGCGGTTGGATCGCTCATGCCGGTAAATGCCTGGGCCAGACGCCAAGTGGTGTATTGGTGCAGATAGAGGACGTTCTGAGTAACTACCTCATCTTTTAGCGGTGCTTGCGATGGAACTTGATTGTCGGCCATCAGAGAATTCCTCCTGAATGGGCGTAGGTAGAGCGGCCGCCCGGTACGGTGATCTCGTTCGAGACAGCGCCCGTATCGGCTGCCAGATCAGCCAAAGCTTTTGCCCAGAACTTGTCAGCGTGAGAAAACAGTTTTTTCTTAACGCCACCAGCAACAGCCGTATCCACCTCGATGCGCGGCGCATCGAAGGTGACGCCGCTGGACGTCGCCTGGCGCTTGACCGCCTGCAGCTCGGTGCGGATCTGCGGGTCGTAGGGAATGCGGCTCCGATGCTGCTCCATGCGTTTTTTGATTCGGATGGCCAGGTCGGTTTTCATCTTGACGCCGTTATCGTTCGACCCGGCGAAGCTCACGCCCATCAAGCGGCCCTCGTTCTCAAGGTTCAAAAGATCGTAAAGCCCAACGCCCATGCCGGTTTTGTCGAGCGCCGAACGCGTGGTCATGCGCACAATCGGGTTGAGCCTTTTGCACTGTTCCGGAAAAGACATGGAGTGCAATGTGATAATCGCGCGGGTCCAGGCCACATCGCCGATCTTTTCATCAAGCCATAGGTCGGTAGCGTCATGATCCCGGCCCACGTCGATGCCGGAATAGAGCGGGCCTCGCGGATGAAAATCCGGAGGCAGATCGATGGTGGCGTCGGTATCCTCACAGGCGGCAATCAAATCCAAGGTAAGCCATGCCCCGGTGCTCTTGAGGAAGACGCAGCAGAACTCCTGATTCCAGGTATCGTCGTCGTTGAGTCCCTTCCGCATCCCCTCGATGTCAATAGGGCAACCCTCGGCCACCGCCCGGTAGACATCCACCCAGTGCCCAGACCAGCCATTTACCTTCACAGGCAGCTCGGCAGGAGCAACCCCCATATCAAGGCCCAGATCGCGGGCTATATCGTAAAACTTCCCCTGCTCGCCGTTTGGGGTCGACAGCACTTCAAGCGAATTGCCGAGCGCCACCTGGCGAAAGACGGCCGCGAAGATGGCATAGCTATCTTCGTGGTGTGCGAATTCGTCCAGAACGGCGTCGCCGGGGTAACCACGGGCGGTGCGAGGATTGGCCGGCAGAGCGATGATGCGGCTTCCGTTTGGAAAAGTGATCCTGCTCTGAATCGCTTCGATGCGGCCAATCGAATCGACAAAATCCTCGCTCGCTACATGCTGTGCCGTCCCGCCCATGAGTTCGCACAACTTCGCCGCAGTCTCGACAAACTCAACGGACTGAGCCTTCGAAGCGCTGAGCACGGTCGTTGTCCGACCGGGAATGCGCATTGAGATTTCATCCCGGCGGTAGGCCGTTGCGAATGAGTATCCGATGCGGGCAGACTTCACGGCGCATTTGAAGCGCGTGTTGTCGTCGATCCAACGCTGCTGGTAGGGCCGCATCTGCAACACGGCCGGCATCTTGATTTCGTGGTCGAGGACCTCAATCATGGGTAATCACCAAAGGCGGCAGGCCAAAGGTGCGCTCACGCAGTAGATTGATATCGTTAATCGAGAACTGCCCTGTGCCCTTCTTCGCCGCCTGTTGCGTGGCTTGGTCTACACGCTCACACGCCCGTTTCTCCCGATCTTCAAGCAGCTTCATCCGGCGAGCATCGACAGCCACCTTGCGCTCTTTGATGTCGTTTGACCGGCGCTCTTGCATCATCTCGGCCAGGGCGATCAGCGCCGCGGCCGCCTTCATGCGGCCCTTCGGCGTACCATCCTCGGCCAGCACCGACATGATCTGATCGCGAGCGGCATTCAGCACCGCTTCGTCTTCGCCTTTGACCACCGACTTGGCGAAAGCCGCCGCGATCTCGCGCGCCTGGGCCGAGCGGGCCATCGTCTCGGCCATCACCTGGCGAATGCGCAGATCGTACCAGCGGTGCAGGTTCGAATGCGGAATCCGCAGATCAGGAAAAAGCTCCAGCACCGGAGTCGGCTGCTCTTCCCAATTCACAAAGCCGCCGCCCTTTGTTGCCCAGTTCGGGTTATAGGGCAGCGACGAAAGCTCCTCGATCTCCGGCCAAGTCTTCCCGGCGTCGCGCAGTTGCAAGATCGCGTCGCGCACTTCGACCGGCAAGCGATCGATATTGAGCGGCCGGTTCACCTCGCGCTTCTCTCCGGTTTTTGGTCTGGCTTTTGTCATAGCTAGCTGAACAGCACGTCTTCGTTATCTCTGCGGCGAATGGCAAGGGCCGTTCCCAGCGACGTCAGCATGATCCGCTCGGCCACAAAGCGCTGTTTATCCTCGTCGAATCGTTGATCGAACTTGATGTATCCCAGTTCCTGCAAATCTTGCAGCATGGTCATAACCTGGCGCTGGCTCATATTGGAGCCGAGGTCCTGCATCATGCCTTGCATGACTGAGTCGTTCATCCGATCGAGTTGGTCCTCATGGCCTTCCCGAATCAGCTTCATCATGTTCCCGCGCCGCCGCTGGCATTGCCTCAGTTCCTGTTCAGTGCCCATCTTGCCCTCGCACAACGATTTGATTTACCGCCTTAGCCAAATCCGCAAGCACCGTATCCTGCCGGTCAAAGCGCTCGTAGATAGAAGGAAATTCTTGCGCCGCGTAGATCGCCAGCCGTCGCACCTCTTGCGCCTGGTAGCCGCCCTGCTCCGCAAGCTTCGTCAGCGCATTCGCCTGCCGATCGCTCGCCGACGCCTGCTGCTGGGTGCTCTGCACCAGCGCGGAAAACGTGGTCTGGAGAGAATCGCTCAATCGCGACATGAAGCGCCCGGCAAACGCCAGCGCAACCAGCGCCACAATCGGCCACGGCCCCCAGTTACCCAACAGGCGAAATCCCTCGATTGGCTGACGCTGCAACAGCTCAAAAATTGCCAGCACGATTGCCGCTCCACCGGCCGAGCTGAGAGCTATCCGGAAATGCCTTAGCCAGCCTCCTCGAAAACTGGCTGCCACCTCACCCTCCGGCGTCTTCGTCAACCCAATCCCTAATGCCGTCATCGGCCGATTTTTCCTTTCCGAGTCTCTGAATTGCTTCCGCCACATTTCCCAGCCGCCCCAACCCTTCGCCAGTCGAACGGAAATATGGGTAGTACAGCATACCGGTAATTTTCAGGAGCAACCCCCGCACTTCGCGGGTCCGGACGCGTCAGAACGCCTCCCAGCGCGTTTTCGTTATTTCTTCGCCTAAACGTCCCAGATCACTTTGACAAAGTCCCGAATCTTGCCGGCCAGCACATCCTCCGAAATCCACCATGGCTTCGTGCATGTAACGCTCAACGTCTGTTCCGGCTCGTTGTAGATCCAATCCATCACGAGTCCAACGCCAGTCGCCGATCCCCCATCGCCCGTAATATGCGTCTCGTCGGCCTGCACGCGAATTCGGGCGCGGAAAGCGCGGTAGCGAATCCGCTCGATGTTTTTGAACTGGACCATCACCGGTCTGCGCTCGCCCATCGGTTGTCTCCGCTTTTGGCTGACGGCATCCGGACCGCGAAGCCCAGATGCCGTCAGGTTGGTTGATGTTCCCGAGGTACGCGCTGCGGACGTCTCCGCCTATCAGGGTAACCAGCGCTAGCAACAAAGCCGCTGGCAGCAATCTCGGGTCTTTCTCTCGTTGTGGTTATTCCGTTAGATCTTTGCCTTGATTGCAGCCTCGATGGCGGTCAGCTTGCCTTCGATGGTCTGCTCCAGGCTCTTGATGGCTGTCTGCACCCGGCCGGAAAAGACCACTCCGGCCACAAAACCAGCGGCCAAGCCGCCCACGATTCCGACAAAAACGTTCATTGGTACCTCCTACTGCGGTTGTTCGGGCGATTTCGCCCGGTTATTGAAGGCATCCGCGACTCGGTTGATTCCATACAGAGCCGAGCAGATCCCGGTTGCAAAAAGCGTCAGCGAACTGAGCGCCTGGCAAAACTCGGCCACCGTGATCGGCCCGTGGAGCTTCCAAAGGAGCGCCGATACAAAGCCCAGCGTGAACACAATCACGCACACGATGCAGAACCGGGTCGACGACCCGCTGCCATCGCTCTCGCTCAGCATCGAGCGCAGCCACCAGCGCGACCAGTTATCGACGGGTGCTATCACCATGTCCTCCCTGCCGTGTAGCCCACGGCACCACCGATCACGATCCACTTACCGGCGGTCAAGGTCCGATGCCACCAGGTGCCACCCTTGGCGGCCTTCTCCCAGGTATCGCGCTCGACGGTCATGGCGTTCAGTTGGCCATGCGTACCCGTGAGCTGCGTCGTGAGGTCCGTGCTGGTCTTCTGGCACGCGCCCAGCCGCGCCTCGTTCTCATCGCAATTCAGCTTGTAGGTCTGGAGCGTTTGCAGATCCGCTTCCGGGATCTGAACAACCGACGCGCTGGGAACCTCCTTCCCCGCGACGGTCTTCTGTGTCGGCGCAGTCTGCGCCACTGTGACCGGCTGGGGCAAGTTGGGGAGTAGCTTGCTCATATCCACGACAAACTTGGCCGGGCTCACCGTCTGCTGCTTTTGCGCTTCCAGTGCCGCGATTCGCACATTCAGATTGGTCGCAACCTCGGCCTGGTCGAGCTTCGCGGCGTCAATGGATTTTTGCGCCTGGGCAATGGTCTGCTGCTGGGCGGTCGTTACGGTATCGGCCTTCAGCTTGGCATCGTGCTCCTGGAGCCACTCGTAGCCGCCAAGGGCCAACAGCGCCAGCAACACCACGGCCGCCGCAATCCCAATCGTCCACTTTAGCTTGGTCGTCATACAACCTCCTTATGCCAAAGCTTGAATTCGGCTTCACGCCGTGCCTTCAGGGCGGAGCATTCCTTACTGCCCCCATGGTCCCAGCACAGCAGTTGCTCGGCTGCCGCATCGTAATGACCGGCATTCAAATCCTTCAAAAGCGTCGAGGTGGCCAGTTTTCCTTGGCCGAGATTGAAAACAAAGTCTACGAGCGCATCGAACTGGCCTTGGGTAAGCACAACCTTGACCAGGCGGTGCACCGCGTCTTCCGCGTCATCGACGTCGCAGGCGAGAATATGCTCGCCCATTTCTCTGTCAATTCCGTTGGGGAAGCTCTGCGAGGTTTTGCACCTGTGGCCGTAGCCGATCGTCGGGAGGGCCGCCACATCTTGATAGATATGGTCCCGGAAACCCTCCGACTTCTTTAATAGCTCCAGCCCCGCCGCGCTCAGTTTCATCGCACATCCCCTGTCGTGCTCCAGCGAAAGAACTTCCGGAAAAATCCCAGCAAACTTTTTTCCTTATGAGCATCTGCTAGCGGTTGTGGATCCAAAGCTGATTCCCGATAGCACTCATTCACCAGCTTGCGAATCGTAGCTCGATTCTTATGAAGGAATTGAACGGCTGTTTGTTCCGCACCATAAACTACGACATGCACTTGTGCCGGTAGGCAAACCGGAGTAGGACAACCCATTGCTGCTCGAATGGCCTTCCGGTTACGAAATATCCACTGTTTAGCGCTCTGAGCCATACCGTCCCCATCCCTTTCTGTTCATAGAGAGGCCGGGGGCGGGAAGGCTGGCTTACAAGACCCGCACAACCCACCCCACGGACACTCGCTGCTCTGGCTCTCCGCGAATCCTTTCTCTGATTTCGCGGTGCCATTCTCCGAAGATGTGGTCAGAATAGGACGCGGCGAAGCCGCGCTGTGGAGCAATGGAAAAGAACAAAATAGATGCCATAAACCCACTCGCCGCCCCTTCCGTTGATAGATACCAGCGTAAGGAGTGGCCAAAGATCGAGTGAGTGAAGCCCAAAGAAAAACCGCCGATCTCGAATTGATCGGCGGCGGGAGATGCAAAACATGGTTAATTAAAATATCACAAGAGATCGTATTGGCAATCTGGCCTCACATCGAGCCAATTTCGGCAAGTTGCGAGAATTTCAGGAGATACTTTCATGTTTATCCCCTTTTCCTCCAGAGCTTCTTCTTCGACCATCGGGGAAACCCCACACCCGCACAACCACCCATTGGGAGGATAAATCGATTTCCAAATCGGATCATCAAACCGCGCGACAAGCCCATCGAGCACGGAATGTGAAGCGCAGAAAACGGTCATGCAATCCAATTGCCAATAGGGTAACCCCTCAGAAACTGCGAGGGACTGCTGATAGTTGTGATGTGAGTAGGTCACCAAAGAAATGCTCCCGAAAAGGAGAGCAGCCCATTTCTTATCTAGGTTGGTTACGCTATTCGGGGCATCAGGGGATCGAAGCCACTTGATGAAATCGCGATCGATTGATCCATCGCGGACAAACTGTAAGATTCTATCGGCAATCACTGGTCCTACATCTGCTGGATCGATCTCGTTCCAGCCAAGGACTCTCTCGATCATTGCCAGTGAGAGAGGAGCGAGAGCATATTCAGTCCTTAGATTGAAGGAAAATCCCGACATCGTTTTTTTACCAAAGATCAGCCAAATGCTGTTGAGAATTCAGAAACCCGCTTCCGCTAAAGCACACCTTTGACGGCATCGCGGCTTTGGCCCTGCCGCCTGGAAGAGTCTGCAACATAGGCCACGGTATAGGCACAGACATATCCGTGATTGTACTCGCCGGCAACTGACTCAAAATCTATTTCAATATTTTTCCCTTTCCAAAACAGAAGGTTATTCTCGTAGGCCGCTCCGGCTTTGCTGTGCACGACCTCGGTCCGGTGGTAATGAGCCGCCCCGAATTTGTCGGCCAGAGCAGCAGCAATGCCGCTAGCATCAATCGATGCCAGACTAGCGGCGTTACCGTTATTGAACTTCGCGCCGACATGTTCCACGTTGCCTTTGATCTCAGTGGCGATGATGTCGAAAAATGGGGAGATATTGTATATTTCGTAGAAGTTCCGCATCGGTTCAAAACATGGACGTCCGAAACCAACCCATTCATAGCGAGTAGATCCATATGCAGTGACTCTCGGACATTCAACCACAGATGTGCGAAGAGGCATTCCTAAAGTGATACCAAGAAACGAATTCGGCTCTTGCGACCATGAATGCGGATCAGGTGACTGGCATTGCGCCGACACAACTGTAAGCAAACAGATAAAAACATAGACAGCCTTCATGGCATCTCACTTTCTGATCGGCGGAGGATATCCGATCCACTTTACGACCTCGCCCACAATTGAAAAATCTCCATCCTGTCGCATGACCTTAACCTGATAAGCAGGAGAAGTGTGCTGCGGGACAAGAAGAAACGTCTTTCCATCCCGTCTCAGCCATTTGATCGTAATGCCATCGCCCTCCCGAGCCGCAACCATATGGCCCACTAGATGTTCCGCCGAACGCTGGGATATATCCACAATCACGACATAGCCGGTTTCGAGGATGGGCGACATCGATTCACCTTGAACCCGAAAGGCGCGCAGATCGCCGCCGCGCGGCAGCCATCGCCAAAGGAAAGGAACCTGAGCCTCAATGTCCTTTGGATCGACTACGCGCGCCTGTCCGGCAGCTACAGCATCATGATAGAGAGGGACGCTCTTCATCTTCGCCTGTTCTGTTTCTCCCGTATCGGTCAAAACGGATGGAATCGGCGAGTTTTCCTTCTCAAAGAAGGATTCCGGGACGCCAGCCTCCGAGTAGAAATATAGCGATTCGACGCCTCCGCCCAGTAGCCGAGCAATCTGAACAAAATGCCCTGGAGACGGCCGATAATCGCCTTTTTCCCATTTCGAGACATTTGACTGCGTCGTGTGCAGTCTTTCAGCGAAGGCCACCTGACTCAAGGCAAGTTTCTTGCGCGCTAGCCTGGTTTTGACCGCCCAGTCCGGCAACTCGTGTTTTTTTTCAATTTTAGGCACAATCTTCCCTTGACAATAATGGGATTAGGAATATTCTTATTCCCATGAAGCGCACCATCGTTGCCGCCACAGAATACACGATCAGTCCAGAACTATACCGCGAACACCTCCTTCGGGGCATTTATTCCCGCGTGGCCCGCTCTCTCCACCTCAAACAGAATGGTCGCTCGCATGTAAGTCGAGTCGCACGCGGAGAGCGCAAATCTCCCCGCGTCGAGCGTGCTCTGCAGCGCGAGCTTGACCGGATTGAAGCCAAGGTCAGCGTTTTTGCGCGTAAGCGCCAAGAACAATGCGAGCGTGCGGCATGAGCATGAATTCATCACGCTCCCAGTCTCGCGCGCATTCGAATTTCAGGTCCACTGTAAGTTTTGGACCAAAAAATTCCGCGAATCGCCAACCATCCCTCTTCGACAACTGCGAAAGCATCGTTCCTGGCTCGCTCAACGATGCATCAATCATTCGCGCGGCCCTTGTTGAAGCTATCCGCAACTGCGGTAAGTCTCGCGAACAGCTTGCTGATCAAATGTCTACCCTCACGGGTACAGAAGTAACAGTAAGACGCATCAACGCTTTTACCGCGGAATCCCGCGAAGACTATCGGTTTCCTTCAGAACTAGCCCGCGCCTTCTGCATTGCCACTGGCGACTTTTCCCTCCTTCAACGTCAGGCTGAACTAGCTGGTTTTCACCTCATCAACGAAACGGATTACTCGCTTCTCAAACTCGGCCGCGAATATCTCAAGCAGAAGCGGGCAAACGAGAACGTCGAGATGATCGAGCGGAGCTTGGCGGGGGTGGAACTATGAAAAGCCATCAGCAAAACGCCTACGAACGCCAATACGACGCTGATGCTGTCCGTAAGTTAGTTACCTGCGAAATCGCAAGATCAAGCAAGAGCCGTGAACAGATTGCCGAAGAAATGCAAGGGCTTTTAGCTATTCCGGTGACTGCCCGCATGATTGGTAGCTTTACGGCGGAATCCAAAGAACTCCATCGCTGGCCAGGGTCTTTCGACATCGCATTCTGCGAAGCGGTTGGTAGCTACAAGCTTTTGGCCGAGCGGGTAAAGCGCGCGGGCTTCCGCATGATCGGCCCCAACGAAGAAGAGCTGTTGCGCATTGGCCGCGCATTTATAGCGCGCGAAAAGGCCCAGGCTATCCTCGACACCAAGGCTGCGCAGGTGCGCTCATGAGCGCTGCCGCAACTGTAGCTTCCCAACTCGTGGTGACGAGCCACTGGCTCACCTCCGAAGAAGTGATATGCCGGACCGGATGGTCGCGTGCGACCTTCTTCAGGAAGCGCCGCGAATTGCTTGCGCGCGCAACCGACCAAGTCGATGTAAATGGCCGGTGTATCCATGAGTATTTCGATGGATCTTTGCCCCAAGCGTCAGCGCCAACGCAACTGGCGATTGTGCCGCCACACGGCTCCCTTGGACCGCTGTTTGAGAAAGTGCGCGACGTGGAAGCTCCGCGAGTCACATTGCCCGATCCTGAGGATCAGACGGTTGCCCAGATGCGGTACGACGCCATTTTGCCTATTCTGGAATACGCCCGCGATCCGGAGCGCTTCCGGCATCTGCGCCTGAAAGATGGCCTGCCGATCACATCGAAGACGCGCCTCATCCTCTTTGTGGGGGAAACCTGCGGCACAACGGACCGCACCATCAAGTCATGGATCAAGCGCTATCGCGAAGGCGGCTTTGCCGCCCTGGCCGATAAACCGCGGGCCGACAAAGGCCAATCGCGCTGGGCTTTGCAAAACGAAGGCACCAGGGAACTGGCCAACATCGCCGCTTTTGCTTGCGTCAACGAGGATCTCTCCATCCAGATGGCCTGGGAGATCATCGAGCGACGCGCCCAGATGTTCGAGCTTCCGGTTCCTAGCTATCAGACTGTCCGCCGCATCATTGCGCGGCTGAACCCGGCCGCCGTCACGCTGTCGAAACAGGGGCGGCGCAGCTACGACGAGATCTTCGCTCCCTACATCGAGCGTGGCTACACCGACATGGCCGCGGGCGAGATTTTAGTAAGCGATCACGCCATCCATGATGTGTTTGTTCAGGACAACCTTTACAAAAAAGATCGCCAGCCTATCCGGCTTCGCTTCACCGGCTTGCTCGACATGCGCTCGCGCCGGTTTACGGCCTACGCCTGGTGCGAAGAGGGATCTTCGCGCTCCATCACGACGGTGCTCTACCACCACTGCATTCTGTTCGGCGTGCCTCGTGTATTTTATTGCGACAACGGGGTCGATTATCAAAAAGTGGGAAAGGGTGCAATCGGTTCGCCCTGGAGTATCGACGACATTCCCGCAGAAGCAATCGGCGTCCTGGCACGAATCGGGGCAGAGGTGAAGTACTGCATCCCGTTCCACCCGCAAAGCAAGCTGATCGAGCGCGCCAACAATACTATCCACCAGCGCTTCGACCGCAGCTTCGTCAGCTATTGCGGCCCTGACCCGATGCACCGCCCGGATCGCTGCGATGCCGCTGTCATTCGGCACAAAAAGCTGCTTGCTGAGGGGCGCGCCGACGAGTCCGAATTGCCGCTGGCCAGTGAGTTTATCAAGGCGTGCATCGTTTGGCTCGAAACCGATTACCACCAAAAGACCAAAGACGTGAAGGGCATGGAGGGGCTCAGCCCTCTTGAGTCCTGGGATAAGTACCGCTGGACCGAGCAGACCGCCGCGCCGGAGCCTGCCGCCCTGGTCCCGCTTTTGGCCGATCGCACCACGCGCAAAATACACGAATGCGCTATCGAGCTTGCCGGCAGACGATATGTTGCCGTCGATCCGGCCAGCGGCATCCAGCTCCACGACCGCACTGGACAGACGGTGCTGGTGGCCTACGATCGGCTGGCCATGGACCACATTGCGGCCATGGACGAAGACGGCTACGTCTTTGCCCAGCTTGAGCCGGAGACCTTATTGCGGCAAGCCGACGACGCCGAAACACGCGATGCAATAGCCGCCAGTATGCAGGAGCGCGGACGCCACTACAAACGCACGCGTGAGCAACTCAATGAGCTTGCGCGCCGGGTAAAGGCGGCAGGCTACGTGCCCCGCAACGATCAGATGCTTCAGATCGGGCAACTCCCCATCACCATCGACGATGTCGTTGTGCATCGCCCTCAACCACCAGCGCCACAAGACGACACACCGGCCGCTCCCATGACGCCGGCGCAAGTTGCACGCATGATTTTGGAGGGAAAATGACAGCACCACTCGCCACCAACGCCGAACAGGTTCGCCAGCTCGCCCTGGATTACCTGCGGCGCACCGGAATGGCTCCAGCCGACTTCGCACGCCGCATCGGCTATGGCTATTCGACGATGAACTTTTTCTTGACCGGGAAATATCGCAAGATGTCGAACTCCGGTGAAGCGACAATTTCCGAAGCCATCCTGCGGTATCTCGACGACAACGCCACGCCCACGGCCGACGAGTTTGTCGGGAAACTCTACGAGATCGGCAATGTCCGCACGATGCGCGAGGTATTCAAGCATCTTGCGGAGCGCGCCTGCATCCTGATGGCCTACGCGCCGCCAGGCTCTGGCAAGACCGATGTAGCTCGCTCGCTGATTCATGAGTACACGACGGCCACTGACAAAGTCTGCATCTTTCGCGTCTACTGCCGAGCCAGCATCACCAGGCGCGATCTGATGCGCCGCATCGCGGTAGCTTGCGGCTCGATGGGCGACACCAGCATCGACCGCACCATCAACAATCTCCGTTACGACTTCGAGGGCAAGCATGTGGTGCTGTACCTCGATGAGGCGCAGCACTTGTCCGTCGATTGCTTTGAGACGGTGCGCGAACTCTACGACGAACTACATTGGAGCATCTGTTTCGCGGGTTCGCATGAATTGGATCGCGTCTTTCTGAAGTGGGCCGGAAACCTCGAACAGCTCGAACGGCGCATTACAGACAAAGTCTCGCTGCCTGCCGTGACGGCGGAGGAAGCCTCCGGCATCATCCGCTCGGAGATTCCCACCCTTGGCGCTGCGCAGATCCGCTCTCTCATCGAACGCTCCACCGTTGACGTGCGCGCAAACAAGAAGATCCAGCGCTATCTCTCCATCGGACGCATCATGGCCAGCATCCGCGAGCTGCAAGAGGCGCTTGCAAAGGCCGACGACACTGCGCCGGAAAGTGAGGCGACCGCGTGAAACCGCTATTCCTCGGCAACACGAAGCCTGTGATTGTTCAGGCGTCGGATGATATCGAGCTACTCCAGGTCGATTATCCGTCGTCAACCATCGTGACCGCGCGCCCGCGCAGTCACTGGAAAAGAGCAGTCTACAGGCATATCACGCATCCCCTGGTCATCTTCGATTCGGACGGCAAATTTATTCGTTATGCAATTAATTGGCATGCGTGGGTCTTTGTTGGCGCTGACGTGGCTCTCAAGGGAGCCGTGATCGCAGCCGTCTTTTACATCGCCGCCGAAGTCGGCGTGGCTTTTCTACCAGGCGGCGCAGTCAGCCGCGTACTTGGAGGTTTGCGCTGATGGCAATCTCCTCCACCCACATTACCTGCGACGTTTGCGGCCGGCCGAAGGGCGATACCAATCACTGGTTCAAGGCCATTTCGGCCCTGGACACATCGAATCCAGCCAATATCGGTATCGCGTTTGGGCCGTCAACTGCCTCTATTTCAGACCCTGAAGGCTTGGTCATCGAGGACATCTGCGGTGACGCTTGCGCACACAAGCGGCTCTCACGCTGGATCGCGTCCCTCAATCATCCCTCCCCCAACCCCGAAGAAAGCGAGCAAATATGACTACCACACTTGTACATGTTCCGAAACGCCTCTCGACGCCAGGACAGCGACTTCTTTCCTTTCTCAACACTCAACCCAGGCAGGTCTATCCACTCGGAGATGATCTGCATCAGCAGGTAGCTTCGAGGTTGAGTGAAGACGCTTTTATGTTTCTCGTAATCGGAATGGAGTTCGAAGGCTTCGTCCATAGCTGGGACCAAGGCGATCCGCTCGGACTTTTTGTCGAACTTACGGAGCAGGGTTCTGACTTGGCGAGAGAGGTAACAGCATGACGATCGAAAAGAAACCCGCTCCGAAGCCCGATGAGATCGATGATCTTTGCTTGGCATTCGATACCGCGAGAGGCATTGTCGAACATGACCAGCAGGACCTCTCAGAGGCCAAGGGCAAGCTGCTCGCCGCCGTGCAGGATTACGGCTACACGCCTACCCACGCGGAGAAGACGACCAGGCTTGAAGGCGTGATCTACATCGCCGACGCCACCGTAGCGACAACCGTTGCCATCAACGAGGCTCCGGTAGCCCAACTGCAAAGCGAACTTTCCAGGCTCAAGAAGCCCAAGGTTTTCAAAGAGCTATTCGAACGCAAGGTGAAGCACTCTTTGAAGAAGGACGCCGCGAGCACGTTGAAGCTGGCGATCGGCGGCTTCGACATGGATACGCAAAAGCGGCTGCTCGTACTCTTTGCAACCTGCTTCAGCGCCGAGTCAAAGGCCCCGGCGCTCAGCGTTGAACTGGCCACAGCGCTGCGCGAGAAGGAAGCTGCGGCAGAGGAGAAGGCTGCCAAGAAGGCCGCCCGTGAAGCAGCCAAGGCCGCGAAGAAGGGCGGCAAGTGATGGCTATTACCGTCGTGAACGCAAGACAACTCGCCTATAGAGAGCGGTTCGTGCTGGATGCGCTCTCCCACTGTGCAGCGCCAATTGAGATCACGGCATTGGCCGAGGAGTTGCGTAAGACATGCGTCATGGCCTTCGAGACACTATGTGCAAGCCTTTTATCCCTCATGGATGAAAAGTGCGTTGAGCGGATCGACGGCGCTGACAGCAGCGTGCCTCGGTATGCTCTGACGTCCCACGGGCTTGCACGGCTGATCGCCACAGAAACCAACGCCATTCTCAACGAGCCCATCTACCCACGGTCGCAGAAGGCGAGAATCCGCTCGAATCTCCCGGACTCCTGGAAGTGCTGGCAGAACTCGCGCCACGCGCTCGAAAACCTTTGCGTCACCATACAACAGATCGCAACGATTATTTCCGCCGACGAGTTGATAACGCTTCCTCCGGCAATGGTTCATGAAATCAAGCGCAACGTCTCCCGCTTCCAAGAGCAGTTCGCGCTGCTTGTCCGTGAGCAGAAACGGAAGGCGGTGCGCTGATGGCATGTGAAGTCATTCATGGTATCGACGACCAGACCATCATTTTCTGTTCTCGCACGCGTCGGGAGCGCTGCAAGTTCTGCCACGACGGCTACGTCACGAAACTCTGTGACTTTCCCGTCGGCAACGGCAAAACATGTGATGCAGGCATGTGCACCAAGTGCGCAACCCACATCGCCCATGAAGTGGATTACTGCCCAGTCCATAAGCATCTGAAGCCGCCCGCAACACAAGGTTCACTGTTTGTAGTGAAAGGCAACCAATGAAGGATGCAGACAAGAGCGTGGACGCGTTGCTGGCAACCACATGCAGTCGGCTATTGAATGCGGCCGCGCAAGTCAACACGATGCGCGTGCTGCATCAACAGCAAGACGCGTTGGGGTATTGGAAGATGGCCACGGTCGCTGCGGATAACCTGACCATCGCCGGTTGCGCCATGACCGAAGCACACCGCATTCTGCTGGCGCAGCAAGGCATCGCCATCCAGCAGGGAGGGGAGCTGATCCATTGAGTACACAACCGTCGCTATTTCCGGAATCGCGTGAGGAGGCAATCGCGCGCCTCGATTCCATCATTCAAGATTTGGTACTGGGCTATTCTGGCGGTCCGTTGGGCCTGACGCTGCAGGACCACGAGAAGGCTGTCTTGCGCGCCATCCGCTATATGCGCGGACGCGATAACGCGATCAGCATCTCCGAGGTCCAAAAGATCACGCATCTGGATCCACGCTCCATCAAAGAGGCCGTGCGCACGTTGCGGATGAGCTTTCACCTGCCGATCGGCAGCTCGAAGCACAGCACCAAGGGCGGCTACTTCCTGATGGTGAGCGACGCGGATCGCGCTGTGTGGCGCGGAGACGTGACCGACCAGATCCGCGCCGAAGTGGAAGTGCTCCGCGCCGCAGACGGCCACTCTGGCGCACTGGAAGTGCTTGGCCAGTTGCAGATGGAGTTGACAACTTCGGAGGCTATCCATGGCTAGCACGAAGCTGCCCGATACCGCCGCTCTGATGCGCCAGGCCACGCGTTTGCGCGTAAATTCTGGCGCATTGATCGTCGTCGTAATCCGCGTTGACGATGTTGCCTATTCCGTGGATCCAGGAGTTGCGCCGAAGGATGCTGGCGAAACCATCAAAACCGAGTTACCTGCGCTGATTCAGCACCTCACCGAAAGCAGGAGGATCGCATGAAAGCGAAGGAGACACGCTTGCCACCATCGCTGCATCGCTTGGTGATGGAACGCAGAACGCCGCAATCGAAGCACAGCGCAGGGGGCCAGAACGTTGAAAGCAAATTTAGTGGATCCAAACTATCACAGACAATGCCAGTTTCCGGGGTGCCACAACCCCGTCAGCGGCCGCGCACGGTTTTGCAGCGGGAAGTGCAGGACGGCCGACTGGAAAGCGCACCACGCGCGGAATAGTGCCGCCACTTGCACTTGCTGCCCAAAGTGTGGATACGACCTGACCAAGAAACCAGGACGGCCACGCAAGAAGAAGGCATAGGAGAAAGCGATGGATCAGAAAACACAGTTGATTACCCCAGCCCAGATGAAGCGCCTGCAGGTGCTCTACGGCCAGCTTGCTCGCCATACGCAGGAAGGCGTGGATCGCGCGTCGCGGCTGGCCTGGGCATCGCAACTAGTGCGCCGGCCGATCGTCAGTTTCAAAGATCTTACTCTTGCCGATGCGCGCCATCTGATCGACACGATACAAGGCCAGCTCGGCATCAAAACTCCAGCGCGGCCACGCCGCCGGCTCGATCGACAGGCTGCCAAAAAGGCTGGCACCGAAGGCCGTCGTGGCCAGGTGAGCAACGAAACCACCTTGGCAGGGCCGTCCGAGTTCGCGCGAATCCGTTATGTCCTCGATCTAATCGGGTGGACACAAACGCAACTCGATTCCTGGCTGCATTCGCCTCGTTCGCCACTGAGCCATAAAGCAACGCCATCGATACGCACGCTGGGCGACGCCAACCGCGTGTACTGGGCGCTCAAGGGCATGGCGACAGCACAGGGCAAGTGGGGGCGCACGGCATGAACTTCAATCCAGAGCAGGAGCAAGCAATCGGAAATCTTTATCACGCATTGGTGCAGTCTCTGAGCGCCACGCCAGGATTCACGGAATATATTGCGGAGTTGCAATCCGTTGGTCTGCGCCTCACCGAAGCAAATATCGACTTGTCCGTCGTAACGCTTGAAGATGATTCGGTCCCGGCGCAATCCGATGCAGCCTTTCTCGCGAGCATGCATATCGCGCCTGATTTAAAACCAAAATCAGGCCCCTTTAGATTCCTGAAATCCAGACATCGGGAGCGCCCATGAACTTTCGCGTGCCAGACGACCAGCTTTTGCCGTGGCCTCCACGGGAGTCGATCTCTGTGCCACGCGCAGCGAAGATATTGGGCTGTTCTGGCAAGACGGTGCGGAACCTCATTGAAGAGGGCGCGATCCGGGCATATAAGATTCGTCCGGACAGGCCCGCGAGCCGCTACCGCATTCAGTACGGTTCGGTTGTCGCTTATATCAAGGAAATTCGCAAGAAGAACTTGCTCGACGACGAAATGACCGGAAAATGAAACGCGATGACAATATGGATTTCCGCCAGCTCCTTTTTCCATGGAGTCCGCGCTACACGGTCTCCACAAAGAGCGCCGCATCCCTGTTGAAGGTCTCCGTCAAGACCGTTTGTCGCATGATCGCCGATGGGGCTCTCGATGCCGAGAAGTGTTGCCCTGACAAGATAAATAGTCCTTGGCGCGTCAATCTGGAGTCTGTCGAGAAGCACCTGAAACAATCGATAGAATCCATCTCATCAGAGCAGGCCGCGGAGATCCTCGACATCTCGCTTTATACGCTCTGCGAAATGCTTAAAAATGGCGAACTGACGGGGCACAAATATCGCAGTGGACCATCCCCCTGGAGAGTGAACTATGCGAGCGTGAGACAACATCTCCAGCGGCTCAGTACGATGGCCGGATCGGCCCATGAGCAACTCTGAAATAAAGTAAGGCAGATATTTTGTCTAACGCATCATTTCTTCTCTATCGATATCACGCCCTCTAGCCTCTTATCATGCGCACGCGTATTCTAGCCCTGCTTCCGCTTCTCGCATCTTCTCTCCTCTATGCACAATCGCAGTATGCCCAGATCACGGCGACGAATATCACCGACGCCGCCGGCAACAAACTTGTCAGTGGATCGATCACGTTCACGCCGGTAAATAATGCGGGCACGCCCATCGCGCCGCACGCGACCACCGGGGGCCGCGTGGTCCCGAGGCCCGTAGTCTTCAAGGTCGTCAACGGCGTCATCACGCCGAGCTATGGAACGGCGCAGTTGGTTGATGTGACGCAAACGAATCCAGTAAACATCTGCTATGCGGATAGAATCCACGACAATCTCAGTGGTGATACCTGGAGCCCAGACCCGTGCGTACAACCGGCCTACAACGCCAGCTGGTGCAGCGTTTCGAATGGCGTGACGACGTGCAACTTCGATAACTACCAGCCGACATCTACGCCTGGTGTGATCGTGCAGACGGGGCCAGCAGGACCAGCGGGACCGGCTGGTGCTGGTCTCGCTGGCCTAACAGGTGATGGAACCGGGAATGTGACCGTCAAAAAGACGTTAACCGCAGACGCTGTAGTAGCCAATAGGGTTGAAGGTGCGTTGGCAGCTACCTCTTTGACTGCTTCCGGTGATGTGAGATTTACCGGATCCGTTGTAATGTCTGGAGGAATTTCTATGACCGCCATGGCTCCTTCGACAAATCCAATCTGCATAGGTACAGATACTCATCTCACAAACATAGGCTGCGCTACATCATCTGGCAGCTACCTACCTCTCACCGGCGGCAATGTGAACGGAAACACGTCTTTGGCTATCACCAATAACTGGGAACGAAATGTGTGTTCGTACTCTGATACCCTCTATCCGACTCATGGCGATAAATTACGCGCTTGCAACGCGGATGCGGTAGCGGCGGGGGGTGGTACGTGCGATTCGCGGTGCATCCAAGGGACTGGATTGCAGACCACCGGCAGCTTGCCTATTGAGTTGGGGACACCGACGACCCCTGTTCTTTGGAGGCTGCCAGATGTGACAAATGATATTCACGATAAGATTAAAATCACGCAGAGCGGAAACAATCTTCCCACGCCAGCGGCGATCACCCCCGTTGCCACAGTTGGTGGTGGCACTCTACCTGCTGCGACCTACTATGTGCAGATTGCCTACGCCAGTGGAGATGGCAAAAGCGCTGCATCCGCGGAGACTTCCGTGGTGTTGTCGGCGGCGGGAAGTATCTCTGTGGCGTCTCCGCCCTCAACAGCGTACTCATATACCTACGACGTGTTTATATCGACTGCCAGTGGCGCGGAAACGTGGCAAGCGAATTACATGATAGGCACGACGAGCGTTTTCAGCGCGCCTTTGCTGGTTGGTTATGAGGCCCCGCCGACAGCCCCCACAGGCATACCGGCCATCATTGTGCACGGCCACCAAGGCGGAGGTATCATCTCCGACGCAGCCACTGGATATCGCCTGTGGACAGCATCCACGACAAATGTAAGTAACCTGATTGCCACCGAAGACGAGGGGAACCCCGTCATCAAAGGCGTCAAGCTGGATCTGTACGACCATCTTGGTACTGTCAACGGGGCGCTAGTACTTCTCAAAGGCATCTATTCTCAGACCAACATCGACAACATACAGGGTTACGGGCTCGCTGGTGTTCCCATGATAAAAATCGTGAGTGCCAACGACGTGACGTTCAACCATATCAATGTCGGATGCCATAGCCTTTCGGGTTGCACGGCGATTCTATTGGACAATCGATACGTAAACGGCGACTTTGATGATAGCCTTCGGACATTGACATTCGTTTCCCCGCTGATGACAGGTCCTGCGCCCAACGGAGTGTCTTTTCAGGTAAATGGCAACACCGCCGGGAATCAGAAATACGCCGAAGCGACTGGCATCACGATGATCAATCCTTCCTTCGAAAACTCCGGGGGAAGCGCAAACGTGACAGCGATCAAGCTCACCGACACAGGCCAGGTCAACGTAATAAGCCCGGATTTCGAATTTGGTGCGACGGGATATATCCCCGTCAGCATCTCTGAGAGCAATCCTTGCCAGCTAAGCTCGATCCGCATTTCCGATGCTCGCCTCGCAACCCCGGATGGCGGCCTCGCAACGTTTGTGCACAATACCGCTGACCAAACCGGTGACGTAATAGTCGACACGAGCAATGGTGCGGTGCACAGTTATTATTTTGGAGCCAATCAAGTTAACAACTGCCCACAGCCCACGGAGTATAGACGGGGAGTTCAAGTTGATTCAGATACGTTCTCCGTTGGCGGCAACGCGGCCACGGCCTTGGTGGCAAATGCGCCATCGGTGTTCTCCACAAATGGTGTCGCTAATCCAGGTTTCGAGACAGGCACGGATACGCTGGGGGCCGGATGGATTCAATTTTGCAAAGCGGGTGCAACCTGCACATTCACTCGATCAACCACAACCCCGCACTCTGGCTCTTACTCGCAAGAGATCGCCATTGGAAATTCCGGCTACGGAGATGTAGAGTTTGCGCCGCTTACCCTGGTGGCGGGAACGGTCTACACCCTTTCGTTCTGGGCGCGAGGCGACGGAAGCGCAAACCAGCTAACCCTGTCTATGGAGGACACAACCGGGGAAATCAACTATTGCCCAGTTCAAGTGTACGGACTCAACACAACATGGACGCAGTACATCTACCACTGCACCGCCTTGTTCAGCGGTTCGGGCGTGCATCTAATGCTGGGCACGTACTCGAATGCGGGAGCATACGGGGTAGCTGGTTCTATGTGGGTGGACGATGTGTTTTTTGGAGTCACGTCTGCTGTCACGTTTCCGGCCTTCGGCGCGGCATCCTCTCTTGGAGCAACAGGGGACGGCACTGTCGCAATGACCGGATCGGGGAGCTACACCGCCAACAATCTATTGGTAGCCGACTCACATGGTAATTCTGTTGATTCGGGGGTTCCCGCCGCAAGTCTAGGCGGAAGCGCGGTGGTGACGCCGACTGGGGCTGGACTTATGTCGATGACAAACAGCATCTCAGTCCCCTACGCCTCCGGCCTCATCACCGACGCAAATAACCGTCTGATGGTGTATCCGTGGTATGTCCCTACTGCTTTCACGTTTAATAAGGTCAACATCAGCGTTCAGACGGCAGGATCGTCATCAACATCGGACGTATGCATCTACAGTTGGGCGGGCGCGCTGTTGGCCAGCACTGGAGGTTTTGCCTCAACCTCCACTGGTTATCAGCAGGTATCGATCAGCGGGGGATCAAAGTCTCTGTCGCCTGGATGGTATTTGTTCGGGCAAACAACCAATGTCGACACTCTCAAGCTGCTCACTCAGCAACAGGGAATTACCGGTTTGGTCAACCAATCTGGGAACATCGGCTATGGGTCTAATGCTGCTGTTGGCGGCGTATGCCCAGCAACGATAGGGTCTGTAACATCGGATACCACTGATCCTCCGGTTGCGGCCTTCTTTCATAACTAGCTCTAACTTGCCAAATATTGGTGTTGCTGGCACTGCGGTAGTGGATGAATCGAGTGAAAAACGCTAAGAAAAACCCGCGCATTGTTAACCCGGCCTATCCACTGGATGAAGGCATCGCCGATTATGTTCAGGCGTTGGCCGCGGCCGGTGTCGAAACATTCGAATCATGTCAGGGGGGAGATGGGCATGCGTTTTTCGAACCAACGATTCGCTTTCATGGTCATCGCGGCGAAGGCTTTAGAGCTTTGGGAATCGCGCTTCAGATGGGATTCAAGGTTTCAGAATTGCGGCGAGTATGGTCGATTCAGGACGGAGAGCCCACAGGGCCATGCTGGGAACTAACTTTCGTCTCAGCACAGCCCTGAGAGAGTTATTTGCCTTCGTTATCAAGGCGAGCACAATGATTGCAGAGCGGGCGTCCACCCGTTCCAGGCTGGCGATAGTAGCTTTCGATGTTGTTTCCTTCAGTGCACTTTGTGTTGTCGTGGTGAACGGTTTCACCAGGACGGGTTGA